AGCGCACCGGCAGCGGGATCGTGACCATGATGCGGACGGAAGCGCCGCTGAACCGCGGAGAGTTCTATTACGAGGTGGACTCCTTTCATGGCTACGCGGCGGGCGTTGCTGCCGGACAGCCGGAGCCGCCGCAGCCGGTGCGCCGTCTGATGCTGGACCAGCTGCTGAATATTTAGAATAAATGCGAGAGAACTCGAAAAGAGTTTTCCCGCATTTATTTTTTTATCTATTTACATGGAAAAGGAGGAGGCGAGCGGCTTGGGTAAGAGACATTTGACGCTGAAAGACCGCGCAGAGCTGGAGGCACTTTACAACAAGGGACGCGGCGTTGAGGAGATCGCCGCGAAGCTGAAAGTGCATCGGTCTACCGTATATAACGAACTGAAACGGGGAGACACCGGGGAAATGGACAGCAACGGGCGCATCGGTTACAGCGCGGAGCTGGCACAGCAGGAGATCATCAACAACTACAGGCGGCGTAGGACGGCTCGCGCTGCCTCTGAGTAAGCGGAGGGACAAGCTATGAGGACGGCATACTGTGAAATGAAGCGCGGCGGCCTGACAATCGAGCGCCGTTCCCGGCGGAGCCGGACGGAAGCACAGCGGCGGAAGATGGTGCGTGTGCGGGAGAACATCGGTGCGGCCATGATGCTGCTTGGCTTCCTGCTTTTGATGGTAATAGGCGGTGCGGAGGATTTGACTGTGATCTTCCTCGGAGGGCTTGCGGGTCTCGGTATGATGCTGTTGGGCGGCTGGCTGGGTCATGCGTTCTACGGGCAGGAAAAGGACGCGGAATGGCTGCGGCGGGAGCGGGACGAAGATGTATTTTGACCGCGACAGTTACCAGAAAAGCGTCCGGCGGGCGCGTGAGGAGCGCTGGAGGGTCAGAGGCCGGGCGCGGGTAGTGCATCCGAAGTACGGAGCCGTGGTGGTGCCGCACCGGTCGAACTACTCCGCGCTACTGAACGCGGCGGAATACTGGGGCTGTGAGTGGGCAGACATCCGAGATGCGGAGGTCTGGGCCGTGCCGGGCGGAACGGCGGTGGTTATACCAAAAGAATTTTGCGGGAGGAACTGAATATGAAAGTGAAAATCAACACCCACGGAAATGCCTTGCCGGAGGTTCACGGCGAATGGATAGACCTTTGCACCGCAGAGGATGTCACGCTGGACTTTCTGGAGTACAAGATCATTTCCTTGGGTGTTTCCATTGAGATACCGGCGGGCTACTACGCGCACGTTGTTCCCCGCTCCTCGACCTTTGGCAAGTGGGGCATCCTGCTGGCGAACAGCATGGGCGTGATCGAGAATGACTATTGCGGCGACGGCGATGTGTGGGGCTATCCGGCGCTGTGCCTGCGGAAAGAGGGAACGCACATTCCGAAAGGAACGCGCATCTGCCAGTTCCGCCTTGTGGAGAAAGCACCGGACATGGAGTTTGTGCAGGTGGAGAGCTTGGGCAACCGTGATCGCGGCGGCTTCGGCAGCACCGGCGAGCAGGTACATACCGGCGGCACCGGCGAGCAGGTACATACCGGCGGCACCGGCGAGCAGGTACATACCGGAGGCACGGCGGAACGGAGCAGACCGGAACGGAATAGCCGCGTGGAGCGAATGTTCGGCGAGCGGGAGAGCTGGGCCACAGCAGAGGAGGACAAAACGCAGGGGCCGTACAAGGGATTTCTGCTGGTGGTGTGCGAGGAGTGCGGCGCGGTCAAGGCGTTCTGCGCGAAGCGGGAAACGTACAGTTTCCGGTGTCAGGAGTGCGGGCATGAAACGCCGCTGGAGGGCCTGCGCCCCATGTTCATGCACTGTAAATGCGGTAAGTCGTTCCGCTACAAGACCAACGCAGAGACGGAGACCATCACCCATAGCTGCTTGGACTGCAAGGCCCCTGTGGATATGGAGCTGAACGGGAAAGGCACCGCCTATGTGACCATCGGCATGAGAGGTGGCAAACGATGAAAGATATTCTGTATGGCTTGGGCGCGATGCTGCTGCTTGCGCTGGCGGTGATTTGGGGGCTGGCGCTGGTACTGGCCGGGCCTGCCCTGCTGAAATTTTGCATTCTGTATCTGTTTGGGTAAAGGAGGCGGCGGGAATGAAGCTATCGAAATTTGCGAACTTGGTCAAGAACGGAGGCCGGTGCGCCGTACTCCATGTGGCGGGCAGCGGTATTTGGCTTTCTACCGGCACGGCGATCTACCGGGCAACGGAGCTGCCGGACATGGAGGGCAACGAGCAGGTGCGCACGGTGTTGGACATGACGGCGGACGCATGGAAAAAGGTGTATCTGACCGAGGACTGGCCGGAGAGTATCAACAATGTGCTGGGGCTGAACCTTGCACCGTATGCGCAGGGCGAGCAGGACACGGAAAAACTGAAAGTGGCGGCGGCTCCCAACGGGCTATGGTGTTCCGCCTGCCGCTGCAAGGTGGATGGCGAGCTGATCTTCTACAACGAGGCGTATCTTGCGCCGCTGGCGGAGGAGATCAAGAAAAGCGAATACATCTATTACACGGCGCGACAGACCCAGACGGGACAGCGGTATCTTGTGGTGCATGACGGCATGGATGTACTGGCAGCCATCATGCCCATGAACATTCTGAAAGAGGAATACATCAACGACCTTGCGGAATTTCAGGCGCTCTGCATGGAACAGTTCTACAAGGATAAGGAACGCCGGGAGGCGGTTATCGAGGAGGCCGAGGACGACCCGGAGGACGCGGGGCAGATCGGAATGGAGGGTTTGCAGGAATGATGGTAACTTTTGATATTTGCGCAGGCAACCCGGGTGCGCTGCAATTCCTGATGCAAGCCTACGACATGGATATGTTTAAGGCTGAACAGGGGTTCCAAAGGATGCAACGGGCAGGCATCACGGGGGCGCGCCTGTATATGCTCTGGAATGACTGTTGCAACAGAGATACGGAAGCGGCGCTGTTGGCTATGAACACGCTGAACATTGAAAGCGTCGTCGAGTTTATCAACTATGAGGGTGGGCGCGGTATTCCTATCGACATTGAAGCCCTCCGAGCGGCAGCGGAAAGGATGTAATAAATGGAAATCGCAAGAGCGCGGGAAATTCTCGACCCGGAACACCGAGAGGCGTATGAGAGCCTTGAACCGGTGAATGAGGCTTGCCGGATGGGTGCGGAGGCGCTGCGGCGGCGTGTGCCGGAAAGTCCCTACCCTGACGGGGACGCGGGTGTAATGGCCTGCCCGTCCTGCGGGAGCGGCGAATACCTGCACAACGAGGACGGGAACCGCTGCCGCTTCTGCGGACAATGCGGACAGGCGATTGATTGGGACGGCAGCACCGGGGAGGAGACGGAATGAACGTTGTCTCTTTTGGCGGCGGGACAAACAGCACCGCCATGATCATCGGGATGTATCTGCACAAAATCCCTATTGATCTGATTTTGTTTGCGGACACCGGCGGCGAGCAGCCGCACACCTACGAGTTCATGGGGACGTTCAATGAGTGGCTGGTAAAGCATGGCATCCCAAAGATCGTCTCCGTGGAGTACCACGACAAGGACGGAAACAGATTGACGCTGGAGCAGGAATGCATCAACAGCGGGAGGCTGCCCTCGATTGCCTATGGATACAAAAAATGCTCTCTCAAGCACAAGATCGGGACGCAGGAGAAGTTCTGCAACAACTATCAACCGTGCAAAGAGGTGTGGGCCAGCGGCCAGCGCGTCCACAAATACATTGGCTACGATGCCGGGGAGACGCGGCGCATCCAACACGCCGCGCCCATCGACGAAGCGGACAAAAAGTACGAAAAGCATTATCCGCTCTACGAATGGGGCTGGACGCGCGAGGAATGTGTGCGCGTGATCGAGCGGGCCGGACTTCCGAGGCCGGGGAAAAGCTCGTGCTTTTTCTGCCCATCTATGAAGAAGAAAGAAATACAGGCGCTGTGGGAGAACTACCCTGATCTCTTTGAGCGGGCTATCGCGCTGGAACACGGGAGCGCTAAGACAAATGTGAACGTAAAAGGGCTTGGGCGCGACTGGTCATGGGAGAGCTACTACAACGAGTTCATGGCAAACAAGGAGTTTGAGGAGGCGCAGTTGACCTTTGACCAGTTGTTCCCGGACAGCCCCGGCGGGTGTATCTGCGGCGCTCCGTGCGGGTGCTATGACGGTTAAGGAGGTGGCGGGATGAAACTCTGCGATCGGTGCCGGGTTACTGGCTGCCTGTTGAACTACGGCGGGAAAGCCTGTAAAAATGCCCGGAAACAGAACTGCCCGGATGTGGTCTTTACCAACGCGGACAGGGTTCGAGAAATGAATGACGAGGAACTGGCAAAATTCATGCTGAGCAGCGACGGCGCGGCCTACTGCAAGAACAATGATCGTGACAGTACGTGCTACCTAAAAGGACGCGACGGAATGACGGCGTGTGAACTGTGCGCACTGGACTGGCTGCGCGAGGAGGCGGAGGAATGAAAATCTTGATCGGCGGCTCGCCATGTACGCACTGGTCTATCGCGCAGACCAAGAACCGTGAAACCGAAGCCAGCGGCATCGGCTGGGAGTTGTTTATGAATTACCGTATCGCACGGGACAAGTACCATCCCGACTATTTCCTGTACGAAAACAACAAATCCATGTCTCCCGCTATCCGTGCGCAGATCACGGCGGAGCTGGGCGTAGAACCGGTGCTTATCAACTCCGCTCTGGTCTCCGCACAGAACCGCCAGCGACTCTACTGGGTCGGCAAGCGTGAGCCGGACGGTACATACAGCCAAGTCCGTGTGGAACAGCCGGAGGACAAGGGTATCCTGCTGCGGGATATTCTGGAGACTGGTATCGCTTGGCGTGAAAAGGGGTATGCGCTACAGCCGGAGTGCATCAATGGCCTATCTATTGGGAAATCGAGAACTGTTGATGCGCACATGGGAAAACTGGAGTGCTGTTTGGTGCCGAGGATGAACAACCCTAACCCAGCAAAACAGCAATATGACTGTATCGCAGAACCTATCCGCATCGGCACTATCGAGAACGACGCAAAGAAGCAGGACTTTGACAGCCAGCAATACCGTGTTTATTCACCGGACGGTAAGAGTGTGACTTTGTGCGGGAATGGTGGGGGCGTGGGTGCAAAAACTGGGCTTTACGCCGTGCCGGTGCCGGTAAATGAAACCGTCGAGGGGAAAGCCCAATGCCTGCGGGCTACATACTACAAAGACGGGATCAGAAACATGGTTGGAAACACCGTTGACCGGAAAACGTGCGTGGCGATGCCTGTCGGGATGGCAGCGGGGCCGAAAAGCATACTTGTAGTTACGGCTGCGGGGAAGTCGGTGCCTGTTTACGAGGTTAGAAATGGGAAAATTGCCATCAAAGGCAAGGAATACCCCATTAAACTGGCTGACGGCTTTTACATCATTCGCAAGCTGACCGTGACGGAATGTAAACGCCTCCAGACCGTGCCGGACACATACGCCTTTCCCGTCAGCGACACGCAGGCGTATAAAATGCTGGGTAACGGATGGACGGTGGATGTGATTGCCCATATTATGCGCCATTTCGATGGTATGACAGAGGAGCCGGTGGAAGTGCTTTCCATGTACGACGGCATGAGCTGCGGCCATATCGCATTGGACAAGCTGGGTGTGGACATAACAGCCTACTATGCAACCGAGATCGACAAATACGCCGTACAGACCACCCAGCACAATTTCCCGGAAACCGTGCAGCTTGGGGATGCGTTTCAGGTGCGGGACGAGGAATGGAGGCCGAGGAGAGCGGAGGAGGCGGAGTGATGGATTGCTACGACTGCAAAGCGAAAAATGTCTGTGCGGCGGTGGTGCAGCCCGGCTCCGTGTTGTGTCTGATGAACCGCATGAGATACTGCGGGACACACGCAGAGGAAGAACCACGGCGACAGCAGGGCGACTATTGCCAGTATTGCGGGCATCGTCTGCGGGAGATCGGGCGCGAGCGTTTCTGCAACAATGTGAACTGCCGAAACCGATATGTAAGTGTTTGAGGCGCGGTTTTGTGGGATGTGAGATCAATCCCTCGTATGTAGAAATGGCCGCCGGAAGAATAGCGGAGGTGGAGTGATGGGGTTCAGCAAGAAAACACGCGAGATCGTCTGGAAGAAATACGGCGGGCGCTGCGCATACTGCGGGCGCGAGATTGCCTACAAGGATATGCAGGTCGATCACTTCCTGCCACTGAGGGCTTGGGGTATCGAAGATGCGGGAACCAACGACATATCAAACCTCATGCCCGCCTGCCGTATGTGCAACCACTATAAGCGGGCGAACACGTTGGAGACTTTTCGGCGGTACATTGCGGAGATACCGCGCAAGCTGCGCGAGGACTATATCTACAAGGTCGGCGTGGTCTATGGGAATATCGTTGAGAACGAGAAGCCTATTGTATTTTTCTTTGAGAAAGAGGGCGAAGCGAAATGAGCGAGAAAAGCACGGTATATGAGTGCGTAGACCGGGAGCATGACGCTTGGCGGTGCCGGGCGTGTGGGTACATCGAGAATTTCGAGGCGGACGGGCCGACGGAAAACGGCTGGCACTTCTGCCCCGGCTGCGGGCGGGAGATCATTGTGGAAGCGGTCAATCCGTGTCCGTTCGACAATGAAAACTGTATGTGCCAGTTCTGCGAAACGCCGTGCAACAACGGCTTAAACTGCTCAGACTGCGCCCACGAGGGAAAGGCGGCGCATGATGTGCTTCTCTGCACGGGCTTTGACGGGAGCATGGAGCAGTACACAGAAAACTGGAAGCGAAAGCAGATGGAGAAGTTGGGAGGCGAGCAGGAATGAAAGTGTATCTGGCCGGAAAGATCACGGGAGACCCGAACTACAGGGAGAAATTCGCGGCGGCGGCAAAGAAGCTGGAGGAGCGGGCCGGTGTAACGGTGATTTCCCCGGCGGTTACGCCGGAGGGACTGAAAAAGGCGGACTATATGCGCATCTGCTTTGCCATGCTGGAGAGCGCCGACACGGCGGCGTTCTTGCCGGATTGGGAGGACAGCCCCGGCGCACAGCTTGAAAAACACTGGTGCGAGTATGTCGGGAAAAAGATGGTGTTTCTGAAAGGAGAAGCAGAATGAAAGTGTGTGATCGATGCAGGGTGCCGGGCTGCCTGCTGGACTACGGCGGCAAAGCCTGCCGGAACGCGAGAAAGCAGGAGTGTCCCGATGTGGTATTTACCAATGCGGACAAGATCAGGGAAATGAGTGATGAAGAATTGGCCGCAATCATCATGTGTCCGGTTAACGGAGACGGCACCACCTGCGTCGGTGTAGGTGGAAAAAGCTGTATTGAATGCAGTTTGGAATGGCTGCGGGAAAGCGCGGAGGCAGACAATGCCTGAATACATAGCAAAGAGCGTGGCAATCGCACGGCTGACGGCGTTAGAGATCGACAACCCGTGCGCGACGATAGAGGATGCAAGGCGCACGATTGCCGATACCCGCCCCGCAGACGTGGACACGGTAACGCGGTGCAAGGACTGCGAGAAAAGCGGCGTAACAGAGTTTGGGAAACGGTATTGCAAGGAGCCGATGGGGTGCTTTTGCGGATGCATCCCGGTGGAGGATGATTATTTCTGCTCCGGCGGGCGGAGAAAGGATGGTGCGGAATGATCGACTTCGAGGGCTACTATCTTGTGCCACCCGATCAGGTTGCGTACATCGAAACGAGGAGAGGTGGCGGGGATGCGCAATATGGGCTGTTCTTGGGCCTGTCCAGCGGGAAAGAGTTGGGCGTGTGGTACAGAACAGAGGAGGCGCGAAAAGCCGCTTATACGAAGCTCGCACGACAGGTCGAGATCGGGAAACGACAGGACAGGGAGGACATCTTGTATCGCCTGCGGTTGATCGAGGCGTGTATCAATAAGACGGATAAGCGGACGCTACGAATTTGGAAGCAGCTCCAACAACTGCTGCATCTGGAAAGCGAGGAGACGGAATGAGCGGGAGAACAACAGAGCGTATTCTGAACGCGGCGGCAAAGGGGCTGCTGTTTCTGCTCCTGTATGTGATGCTCGGCCTGTGCTGGATTGGCGCGGAATGCGTCTTTGAGGGCATCGTGCATGAAAGCAGGGTTGACGGTGCTGTGCTGGCGTGGCTCTGCTTGCTGCTCATGAGAGAAATCGAGCAGTTTGAGCGGAAAATCAGAGGTGACGGACGATGAAGCCGCTGCTTTGCCGCTTGGGACTGCACAGCCCGTGCAAGACGGAATACATAGAGGTCACACGCCGCCGGAGCGACCGGCACGGCGGGAAGTATCACACGAATTACATCGTCTGCCGCAGGTGCGGGAAGCTGTGCTACCGGATGCGGCGGCGCAGGGAGAAAACGATATGAAATGCGAGCTATACCACGATAATTTCCAGAATTTCAAGCGGTACAATGTGCCGAAAGCCCAGCTTGTGATCGCGGACATCCCGTACAACATCGGCGCGGATGCCTATGCCAGCAATCCTATGTGGTATCAGGGAGGCGACAACAAGAACGGGGAAAGCAAGCTGGCAAAGCAGAGCTTTTTCCACACGGACGGTACGTTCAAGATCGCGGAGTATATGCACTTTTGCAACAGGCTGCTGAAAAAGGAGCCAAAGGAAAAGGGACAGGCCCCGGCCATGATCGTGTTCTGTGCCTTTGAGCAGATGCAGACCGTGATCGAGTACGGAAAGCGGTACGGATTCGCAAAAAGCTATCCGCTATTTTTCTGCAAGAACTATTCCGCGCAGGTATTAAAAGCCAACATGAAGATCGTGGGCGCGACGGAATTTGCGGTCGTCCTCTATACCGGGACAAGCTGCCGAAGTTCCGCAACGTCGGCGAGGACGGCGGAAAGCACATGGTTTTTGACTGGTTCCGCTGGGAGCGGGACAGCCGAAAGGAGTACCCGAAGATACATCCCACGCAAAAGCCGGTGGGCGTGTTGAAACGCCTGATCGAAGTGTTCACAGACCCCGGCGACGTGGTGATCGACCCGGTGGCCGGGAGCGGCACCACATTACGCGCTGCCTACGAGCTGGGGCGCAGCGCCTACGGGTTCGAGGTGGACAAGAGTTTCTACGAGGCGGCGAGAGAAAAGATGCTCGCGCCGATCTTGATGGAGAAAACGACAATCTGACGACCGGAGGCGGTCGCGCCGTGAGAGCGGCGCGGCCTTGCCGGTTGAAGCGAGACCTGTTTCCGGCGGTGCCGGAGAGAATTTCTGTTGCGGCCGAGGGGCCGCAATGGGCTGGTATACCAGCAGTAAGTTAAGGGACAAGCCATGAAACAGGGGTGTGCCTGACGGCATACGACTGTTGAAATGGCCCGTATGCAAGCCGGTGACGGCGCATACACGCAAAAACGAGGGAGGCGTGGCCGCATGAGCCTGTATTATCGGGAACAAAAGCATATCTGCGGCAAAGACTACGCCACGGCGGGGTACATGGAGGTCGATCTGTACCCCGTGACACCAAAGCAGCACAAGGCGAGCCGGAGAGCAAAGAAGAAAGAAGCCTGCACCCTCGCCCAGCAGACCTACAACGACAACCGCTCCAAGAGATACCATGTGCAGCTTGTAAACGCCAACTTCGGAAAGGGCGACTTCTCGTGGACGGGAACCTATGACGACGATCATCTGCCAGCGCCGGGAGACACCAAGCGGGCGGATATGGACTGGACGAATTACATCAAGCGGGTGTATCGCTGGTGCGATAAGAACGGCGTGGATCGCCCGAAGTGGGTAGCCGCCACGGAATACACAACGGTGATGGCAGACGGGACGATCTGTGGCCGCCATCATCACCACGCGATCATCCAGCACACAGAGGGATTGACCCGCGACGTGCTGGAGGAGCTGTGGAGCGATAAGAACGGAAACAGCATTGGCCTTACACGAGGGGAATATCTCACCGTTGACCACGGAAGCGTGGAGGGCCTTGTAAAATATATCAACAAGAACAAACGGTGCGCCCGAAGCTGGCGGCAGAGCCGTGGACTGGAAAAGCCCAAGACACCGCCGCCCAACGATACCAAGTGGAGCCGCAAAAAGCTGGAGGAGGCCAGCACCGTGTACATAGACGACGCTGCGTTCTGGGAACAGAAATACCCCGGCTACACGCTCAACCGCGTGGAAACCAAGGTGAGTAACGCCGGACAGCGGCATACCGTTGTGATCTTGCGCCGCGCCGAGTGCTGGCACGGGCGAGGAAATATATATCGACCAAGGAGGAAATGAGAATGAACGATGCCGAACGTTTCGAGCAAATTTTTCTGTCACAGGTGACGAGACCGGGTGCGGACAAGTTGCTGGAGTGGCTGAAAAGCACAGACTTCTTCACGGCTCCGGCCAGCACACGGTTTCACGGGGCCTATCCCGGCGGGCTGGTGAAGCACAGTATGAATGTGTATTATGCCCTGCTGGGGAATTTCAATCTGCGCGGTCTGTATTCGCCGCAGACGCAGGCCATCGTGGCGCTGCTGCATGACGTGTGCAAGGCGAACTACTATGCCGGGGAATATCCCGACTACACCGTGAAAGATCAGATGCCCATGGGACACGGGGAGAAGTCTGTCTATCTCGTGATGAAGCACATGGAGCTGACAGACGACGAGGCCCTTGCCATCCGCTGGCACATGGGCGCGTATGACGATGCTTTCCGTGGCGGGAGCCGGGCGCTGAATGCCGCCATGGAAAGAACGCCGCTTGTGCTGGAGCTGCATTACGCGGACATGATAGCGACGCAGAGAGAAAAGCACGAAGAGGGACTGTAAATGGCGTACCGGCTGGAGCTATCCGATCTGCCGCCGCGTTACCGGGCGCAGGCAGAGGCACAGCTTGCCGGGCGCGGGAAAAAGCGGGGCGACACCGTGACGGCGGCGGCCCGTGCCGCTGCCCTGTCCGGGCTGAAATTTGACAGCCGGGGCGAGTATGAATACTACGTCGGCACCGTTGCGCCAAAGGTCGGACGCGGGGAGATCGTGAAGTGGGAGGCGCATCCATGCTTTCTGCTGTTCCCGGCGGGGGAATACAACGGCGCGAAGCTGCGGAGCGTTCAGTACACGGCGGATTTCCGGCTGACCTATGCCGACGGCACCGTGGAGATCGTGGAGGTCAAGAGTAAGTTCGTCCGGCGAATGCAACGGGATTATCCTGTGCGGCGGCGGGTGTTTCTGGAGCTGATCGCCCGTCCGGCGGGCTGGAAATTTACGGAGATCATCACGGCGGAGGACAAGGAAGAAATCAAACGCTGGCGGGAGCTGGCGGAGGAGGTATCATCATGTGGGAAAAACGGCTGACGCACTACGACAACGACGGGCGCGTGTATTCCAGCAGGGGCTACGAGGTGGCCCTTGCAAAGCTGGCGTGGTTCGAGGACAGGGAGCAGAAACGGGAGGAAATGCCCGTGTGCGGCCTGTGCCAGCGGCACCAAAAGCTGGAGACCGTGGACGGCACGGCGTTCTGGCTGGAATACGGCGAGGACGGCAGGCCCCGCCTTGTGATGGACAGCACGGCGCGGGGCGGCGGGCTGAATGTGCTGTGCGCGGAGTTCTGCCCCATGTGCGGGCGGTTCTGCGGGAAGCTGGAGGTGGAGCATGAGGAGAAATAAGCATATCCCGGCGCATTTTGGCACCAATGCGGCACGGACGGCGCAGACGCGCTATCTGCGGGGGAAAACGCCGGAGAGCGAGCGGGTGGAGAAAAACCGGGAGGCGGCGGGCCATGTGATCTCTCTGTGCTTCATGGTGGCGCTGCATGACCGCTACGGCATCGGGAAAGACCGGCTTGACCGCGTGATCACCGCCGCAAACGGCGCGTTGGAGCGGTTTGCCGTCAACAAGCGCGGCGTGGGCATGGAGAGGGCGAAAAAGAAGCTGAACGAGGAGCTGGAGGGCCTGCTGACGGAAAAATTCGTGCTGCCTGCGTCAAAAGCACCGAAAAGCAACCGGGATTGGGCCTTGCTGGGCGAACGGCGGGAAGCGGCGGAGATCGTAGTGAAATGCTATGCGCTGGGGGCGCGTCAGGCCCTCGGCTTTGGCGTGGAGCGGCTGAATGAGACCGTCCGCGCCACGGAGGATGTATTCCGGCAGTTCAACGAGTGGGCCGAGGGCGGGGACTGGTTCGGCTACAATATGCTGGCCCGGCGCATGACGGATATTCTCGGCGAGCCGGTGGATGTGGACGAGAGCGACGCGAAAGAGCCGATCTTCGGGAAAACGCTGGATTGACACCACAGGCAAGGAGATTTGGCGCGGAGCCAAGAACAGGAGGCGACGGATGCGGTATGGCAGCGTGAAGCACATAGCCCTGTACTACAAGGCAATTCCGGGGATGCTGCGCCTGCTGCGGCAGGAGCGGGCGGAATTGGAGGGCAATTATTACGGACTGCGGGGGCTGACGTGTGACGGGATGCCGCGCGGTTCGTCGCCGGGAAAGCCGACGGAGGAAAGCGGACTGCGGGCGCTGGAAAACGGCGTGAGCGAGCGGCTGGCAGAGATCGCGGAGACGGAGCGGGTTTTGTCCGAGGATGAAGCCTGTATTCGCGCCTGTCTGGACGCGCTGAACGGTAAGTACAAAGAGGTCATTGTGATGCGCTATGTGCGTGGGTACAGTTGGGCGAAGATCAGCGCGAGGATGGGGACGGCGGACAGCACGGCCCGCGATTGGCACACAAGGGCCATGGAGCGGCTGGGCGACGTGCTGGAGGAGCTGCCGGAAGCGGAGGCGCTGGAGCGTCGCGCGTCGCGCGCGCGTACATAATAAGCGGCAAAAAATTTTGGACTGTCCGGCGGGGCTGAGCAAGGGCTGTTTTGCCGACTGACCTTGTGGCGGAACACCACGGCGGCGGAACAGGAAAACCGGCCTTATAGGAACAAGTTTTTCAAGACTTCGCGCGTGGCGCGAAAGGGTTTCCGTGATCGTCGGGGCGGCGCTGGAAAAACAATTTGCGAATGGGAGGAAAAGACCGTGGATTTTGTGGATAAGCTGGTGGAGGGCATGAGGCGGCTTTTTGTGCGGAGAGCGAGGCGAAAAGCGCTCCGGCGGCGGTGCAGATACCTGTACAGCAGCAAGAGAAGATAAAAATGCCCCGGCGGGCCGTTTTGGTACGGTCTGCCGGGGTTTTGTTCTGCACGATAGCAAGTCGGATTTGTGTTATTCGTCGGCGGGGCTGTCAAGCTCCAGCGGGCGTCCCTCGCGCTTCATGCGTTCTTCGCAGGCTTGCAGCACATACGCCTGTACACTCTGCCCGGCGGCCTTGGCGGCGGCACGGATGGCGTTGCCGATGGGCTTAATGGGGCGGGCGCTGATGCGGTCGCATTTGGCGTTGTAAATGTCGTTGTTGCGGCGCTTGCTTTCGGGTATGGGCATGGTCAATCCTCCTTTTCCGGCTCGTCCGGGCAGTCTGTCAGGTCGATCACGATGATCTCCGGCGGCTGCGGGGTGAGCTTGTAATATTTTCCGTTTTCGTAGTGCTGATCGGTCACGCCGTCATACCAGCATATATCGCCGTGCTGGGCCTGCGCCGCCTCCATGCGGTCTTGTGCCTGCCGCTCGGTGAGGCCGTCAAAGGTGAGGCGCTGGCCGTCGGCAAATTCGGCCACAAGGCGGTACGCGGGGAACACTTCGGGGACTTCGTTCATGGTCTGCCTCCCTGTTCGGTTTTGTTTTGTCGCATTATAACACGCGGGCGTGTAAAAGTCTACGGGGCAATTTTGGCGGAGGCGCGGGCTTTAAGCGCCGCACGGGCGGTTTTGTAGTCGGGGAATACTTCGGCGGCGGGAAACTCTTTCATGCAACAGTTCCACTTGGGGCGCGAGGTCTTGCGGAGATAGACGATTTCGCCGCAGTCGTGTTCCAAGTACCATTTTTCCAGCGTTCCATCGTGGTTGAGCGTGTATCTTGTGGGGGCTGTGGTCGTGGCCATAGCGGCGTCCTTTCTGCCCTCGTGACCTCCGGGGCGGGTGCTTAACTTGCTGGCAACTTGCTGGGCGGTTTTGTTACTCCGTCAGGCCGAGGGCGCGGCGGGCGGCGATCTCAGCGTTACGGGTGAGCTGGCGCTGCCATGCGCCATACCGGGGAGACCAGCGGAAGCCGTTTTGTTTCAGGGCCTCGCGCTGCTCGTCGTCGGGCTTTTCGTCAAAGATGATCTGGAGACGGTCAGCCTCGGTGTTGCGGACGATCTCACCGCCGGGGAACTTTGTGTTGTCGGCGGGCTGCTGGGCCTGCTCCGTGCGCTTGTCCAGCTCGTCGAGGCGGGCTTGTACGCGCTTGATCTTGCCGCGCAGGCTGGTCAATTCATAGTCGGGGATAGGGTGCTTTACCCACGGGCAGCGCTGGCAGGTGTCGGCAAAGTCGGCGGTGAGCTTGGCGGCGGTCTCGGCGGTCAGACCGGGAAAGCCATCAAAGGATTTGTGCTTGCGATAATAGGCATTCATGGCCTTGTTGCGGTCAAGCTGGGCTTGCAGCTTTTGGAGCTGGTCAGTGAGCATTTCGCGGGCGTGGGGGTCGGCGAGGTCTACCGCGCCGGTGCCGACGGCCTCGATCTTGTTCAAGATGGCCTTGATCTCGTCGTACTCTTTCCAGAGGTCGCCCTCCCGCGCCATCTGGCGGTTGTGCTTTTTCATGTTGTAGTTGCCCGCCCCGGCGATAAACTGGCTGGGATAGCTGGCCTGATTGCGGTTGTAGTCGTTCGTCCATTGGGCAAGGCGGCGGGCGTAGCGGTCAAGCAGCGCGTCGAGCTTGTCGTGGTAGTAGGGGCTGATTTTGGCTTTCCGTGCCTCCACCAGAGCGGCGGCCGCGTCCACGGCGGCGCGGTAGCCGCTGGTGGCGCTGCCGGGCCGGTAGTCGCTCATGTGGACGCAGTAATGAGCGTTGCGGGCGGTGTCCTCGTTGATCTCGTAGTAGCGGGCGGCGGGCTTTGCTTCGGCCTGCGGCGGGGCGATCATGCTTGTCTGTTCGTACATGGTGTGTACCTCCGTTTTGTGTTTTGGGGTTTCGCTTATGGGGTGCCGTCGCTTTGTCCGGTGCGGCGGCTCCAAGGTGTCCGGTTTTGTGGTCAGTCAAGACAGGTTTCGTAACGGATGCGGTATTGCTCTTTCAGCTTGTCATAGGCGCGGGTGGTGACGGTGTAGGTGTTGCGCTGCTCGTCGTAGCTGATGCCGCGCCCGTGGAGCTGAGGGAGACCGTCGCGGAGAGGGCGGAGAAAATAATGCTTGCCGTAGTAGGAAAGATCGGCGGCGAAGTCGCAGCCGGTGGGGGCCTGCTGCATTTCGTAGCAGTAGACGTATTCGCCGGGCTTGTCGGCCTGCACGGCGGGGGCCTTTTCTGCCTCTAATGCGGCGTAGTCCGGGGCGTAGCCGAACAGCTCGCCGGTTTCGGGGTCGTAGCGGCTGGCGGAGAAGTCCGGGACGAAAAGCGTTGTCTGCGGGTCGATTTGGCGGGCGTAGCCGCCGGGGACGGGGGCAAAGGTGCCGTTAATCTTGCGTTCGATGGATGCCATGTTGGTTACCTCCTGTTTTCGCTGTCGAGGGCGGCCAGAGCGGCGGCCATGCCCTGCTCAAAAATGCGGGTGTTCTCCGCGTTGGATTTTGTGAGATCGTTCGAGTAGCTGCAGGCGGGCCAGAGCGGGCAGTCACACGCGCCGCGTCCGGGGTTGTAGTGCTGATTGCAGATGGTTTCGATGCGTTCGCCTGTCTCGGCGGGGATGTAAAGCCATGCCATTTTGTGTACCTCCGTTTTGTGATTTGGTTTTGTGCGTGGGGTCGGGTCGCTTTGCTCGGTGCGGCCCGTCCAAGGTGTCCGGCGGCTGGGGGGTCATTCGTCGGCGGGTTTTGCGTTGGAGCGGGGCGGGATGTAGCGGTATTCGTCCTCGGCGTTGTAGGCATACCATGCGCGGCGCTGCTCGCCGTCCATGGGTTCCGGCTTGCTGGTCTCGATGTACTCCGACGGGCCGAAAATGCTTGCTTCCCGGTCGATAGCTTCATGCTGGGCGATGATCTTTGCAGGCTTGCCGGGTTCCGCGCTGGGTACTTCGATGCGGTGCAGGTAAAGAAGATGGTCGAAATACCAGTCGGAAGCAAGGTAGCGTTCTTCTGCGTCAGTCCATTCGATAGCGTTGATGTAGTCGGCCAGACCGCCAGCGGCGGAAATGCGGATGGGGGCTTTGTCGTCGTCGTAGATGTCGCCCAAAATCATATCAACGACGGGGACGGCTTCGGGGCTGTTGCGGCGGTAGCTGAAGCTGGAAATGCTGCCGGTGTATTTGTATAGCTTTCGGATCATGTTTTGTACCTCCGTTTTGGGTTTTGGGTGTTACCCATGAGCGCCCGCCCCGGTGGGGCGGCTGGACTTGCACCAGCGGCGGCGGATGCCGTCGGCCTTGCGGGTTTTGGGTCAGGCGACGCGGAAATAATAGGCGTTCTTCTTGCCGCTCCACTTGCCCCCGGCGGCTTCGATCTCTTTTTCGTGGGGCTTTGTGTCTCCGGCCAGCCAGACCACCGGCGCGGCGGTGGTTGCGCCCTTGATGGTAGCCGTCAGGCCGTCCACCTCTGCCCAGCGGGCCGCGATGATCTCGGCGGCGGTCTTGGGTTCGACGGTCTCGGCGGCGGGCTGTTCCGACTTGGTTTCGTGCAGATCGGCCAGCTTGTTTTTCAGTTCGGTGATCTCGTTCGCTGCCCGGTACAGATCGCCGCGCAGCGCGGCGGCTTCTTCCTGAGACTGGGCCAGCTCGGCGCGGAGCTTGTCGGCCTCGCCGGTTTTGGCGTTGCCCTCGGCGGCCTCGGTGAAAAAGGCCCGGACGGCGCGGACGGTTTCGGGTTCGGCCTTAATGGGCATGACCACGGCAAACGGTTCATCGTCGCAATAGGCGACGGCGGCGGAGATCGCGGACGTGGTGCGGAGCTGGGCGGCGGGGTGCAGCGCGGCGATGAATTTTGTGTCGTAGATCGCGGCAAAATCGGCGGCGGCGTTGTAGTAGCAGACGGCGGCGGCCTTGGGGGTCTGCACGGTCAGCGGGGAGCGCTGGAGGGGCTGCGCGTCGGCGTTGGCTTTCAGCGTGTCGGCGTACAGCCTGACGAGATCGAGCTTGTGTGCGTCGTCCTCGTGCTTACCGTCCTTGTCAAGCGTCCAGTTGCCCGGCTCGCAGCAGGTGAAGCCCTGCACGGTGGCGGCGTACTCCGGCGGGTTCATGGTGCAGAGAAGAAAGCCGTTGCATACGTAGATCGTGCCGTCCTCGGTGACTTGGCAGACGAGGCGCGGCGAGCCTTTCAGGGCCTTGGCGGTGGCGGCGGTGTAGCGTCCTGCGAATTTCATCTTGTGTTCCTCCTGATCTTGTTTTTGGGTTTTGCTTCTGGGGCTGGGTTGCTTTGTGCGGTGCAGCCCTGCTAAAGTATCCGCTTGCGCTGGGTCAACGCTTGGACTTCTCAACCTGCAAGGCGTGGAACAAATGGGCCTTTGCCATGTAGAAATGCGGGTCGGTCTCCGGCGCGTCTTTTCCGGCGGCCTCGGCGGCCTCGCGGGCGGCCTTGCCGGGCTTGTCGGTGTACTTCCAGAGCTGGCAGGTGATGGCGGACTTTGCACCCTTTTTCACGCTGTAGCCCATGCGCTTCCACTCGGCGAACGTGTGGAACTGATCGGCGGCCAGCATGGCGGTGAAGATGTCCTCGGCGGTGGCGGCGCTGCCCTCGTCAACGGTGATCGTGACGTTGGCACGGCGGGCGGCGATCTGCTCGGCGGTGTAGGTGGCTTGCACCAGCTCGGCGAGCTGGGCGGGGGTGAAGCTGGCGCGGACGTTCTCGAAGATGATCTCGTTGTTAGTCATGGCGTTTTTCCTTTCCGGCCTTGGCGGCCTGTACACGGTGCCGTGTTGTTTGCTGTGGCTCGAATGTAACACGGTGCCGTGTAAATGTCAAGCATTTTTTTGAATTTTTTTCGGGGCTGGGGTGTTCCCCCGTAGGGGGAAATTTTTTCGGCCTGCCCTGCTGGGCTTGCGTTCTGCGGGCGGGTGTGCTATGCTTTAGCCGTGGCCGGGCGGCGGCGAACTCGCCGCCCGTGCCGGATTGTTAAGCGTCGGGGGAGCTTTGCGAGGGCTGGCCCCCGGCGCTTTACTTGTTCAGCCGCTCGCGGAGCTTTTCGCGGAACTCCTCGATGGTCTTGCACTCGTCAGCGAGTATCAAGAGCCGGAGCCGTTCGGCCTCCTGCGCTTGCTGTACAAGCAATTCGCCTGTGTTCGGCGTGGCCATGTTCACCTCCCCTTTCTGGTCGCCGTGGTCGGCGGTTCGCTGGGCGGCGGTCGCTGTGGCCGTCCGCTTGCCCTGCATGATAGCGGCGGATTTTTGCGCCGTCAATAGGGCTGTTTTCGTTCCCCAGTCCCCCTTTAGGGGGGACGTGGGGAAGTTTTTTTGCACAAAATTCCGTGGCGTTTTCTGTGCAAATCGCTGTGGTTGGGGGGACTATAGGGGGCATAGTAGCTTAGCTTATCCGGGGACGATACCGGGCGCGGTAAATACCCCCGGCGGCGGCTCCGGCCTGCCCGGCGGCAGATCAGCAGACCGGCGCGGCAGGCGGTCGCGGCGGCAGATCATCCACCGGCGGCAGGCGGTCGGGGTGGGCGGCTCCGATGGGGGCGGCGGTCGGCACGGCGGGCAGACGGTCGGCAGGGCGGCGGCCAGCTCCGGCAGTCGGCAGGACGGCCAGCCATCCGCCAGCGCCGCCAGCCGGGCGGGCGCAGGAGATACCAAACGCGCAGGCCCGCGCAGGAATACCATGCCGCGCAGGCGCACAGGCGCAGCGCAAGCCATCCACCGCCAGAGCGGCCAGCCATCCGACAGCGCCGCCAGCCAGCAGGCCGCAGGAGATACCAAACGCCCGCGCCCGCGAAGATACCACGACGCGCAGGCCCGCACGAAATTCTAAACGCGCCCGCGCGAGGTACTGGCGGCGCGGCAGTCGTCCTTTGCGGGTTCAGAAGCCCAAAATTTTTTTAGGTAAGGGGTCAAAAAATCGCTTCCGGGGAGCCGGGGCGGGAAAAGTTGGCGGGGTCAAAAATGCGACAGAGGAAGAAAACGGGGCGGTTTTGGGCAAAAAAGAAGCCGCCTATGCGGCGGCTGATGACGAGAAAGGCGGGCGGCTGTATATATGGAACGGGCGGGCGCTCGCGTATGCGCGAGGGGATGCGGGCTGCGCAGAGGTCGGCGGCGGTGGAGCATCTGGCGGCGGGTATCATTTTCGTGGCATCACGAAAATGGTCAGAGGGAGAGCGGGACGACGATGCCGCGCCGGGAAATAGAAAAGCGGAACTGCCTACAGTCTGTTGGCAGCTCCGCTATTATTCTTTCTGTTCCAAATCGCCGGTGAGCCATTCAAGGGAAACGCCGAGGACGCGGGCGAAGATGGCAAGCTCATAGTCGGTCACGAAGCGGTCGCCGGTCTCGATGCGGCTGATGGCCTCCCTGCCCAGACCAACACCGCAGACCTGCATCTTGGCGGCAAGGGCATCTTGGGAAAGGCGCTGGGCCGTCCGTGCCTGATGTATTCGGTCACCGGAGATATTTGCCCGCCCGGAGTAATCATATATTTTCATAAGCCGTCCCTCCTATTCTGCTTGACAATACCATTTTTTACGGATAATCTTGTAATAAAGATTTACAAAATATAAGAAAGCAGAGAAAAAAGACGAAAAGATTTACAATATGCCGAGGCGGAGAACACAGTGGAGAGGGATAATGTGCAGAGGAGGGTCGGCGTATCATGGGAGTGTTGCGGGAATTGGCAAGGGCGTTCCGGGACGGATTTAACAGCGGCGCAGGGAAAGCCAAGGAAGGACAAAAAGCAGATGTCGAATATGAAACTCCTGCGGAGGGATACCGCCAAAAAGATATGACGGTCGAGCGGGAATGGCTATATCCGGCAGGGCTACCTACATTCGAGACGCTGGAGGGCGCGGGACACGCTGACCCACGCGGGCTTGTATACGCAATACTCTGGTTTAACACGGAGCGGAAAAGGCCGTTTTCGGACGAGAATATTTCCTATCTGGACTTTGGGAAAAAGAGTACGGCTTATTCAGCACTGCGGAAAGGCGGGATGATCGCACCGCTGGAGCCTTGCGAGGAGATGGCAGAGCTTTATACGCGGGAGGAAATGGAGGAGATTGCCAAAGAGCGAGACATTTCAAAAAGCGGAAACAAACGCGCACTCGCCAAAAAGTTGCTTGATGGCGGCGTTAAAATCGACCGAAGGAAGCACAAAGGGCATTTGTTCCGACTTACAGAAAAAGGAAAGGCTGCCATCTTGGAGTACCGCTCGGACGAGGAGACGGCAATACACCGCGCCGCAATGTCTCTCAAAAATCTAAACTATGACGGGGCTGTTGCAGCCTACAGAGAGTTTGATAAAAAATGGGGCTTTGCGCATACTTCGGGAAAGAAACATACCATTTTCGCACATTACGATATTCCTCGCTGCAAGTTCAGGTTCATAGAGACATATCCAATGTGGGAACTGGAGAACACAAGAAATTTCAAGGACACGCTGCGGGCCTGCCTGATTGCGGGATTGATGCGAGGATGTGAAGATAGGCTGGCATTGAGGCACGATGTGGAAAGCCTGTGCTGCGAAACGATAAGATGCCCCGAATTGACAGGGCTTTTTGATTATGAAAAAGAAGTCATGTGGGAGATGCAGGAGCAGGTCAACCACGATGCGGGGAGCGCACTTGAATACTACATATCGCACGTCCTCTATTTGAGCAGGAAAGAGGTTAGAGAATATTAAAGCGGACGGTTTGAAAAAAATTTTTCGGGATTAGCAACTTCCGCAGGTTTTTCGTGATAATATCATAGCGTGGAATAAAGCCCGTGGCGGAAACGCTGCGGGCTTTGCCATAGGCGCATCCTGCGCCGGTCGAAGCCCTGCGTTCCTACGCGGGGTGTTTTCGTAGGCCGGGCAGGATGCGCGACTATCTGGAGGTGTGAGGATGCCGAAGCGGAGTGAGAAGCGCGACACCGCCAAGGCTGCATACATCGCCCGCAAGGCGGCGGGCGAGGAAGTAAGCCTGCGGGAGCTGGCGCAGGAGCAGGGTGTGAGCTATCAAACCCTGCGGAATTGGAAAGCGGCGGACAGGTGGGATGAAGCTCTGCCGAAGAAGCGGCGGGGCGGTCAACCGGGAAACCGCAACAGCGCGGGAAAGAAAAACGCTGCCGGAAGCCATGCGGGCGCACCGACGGGAAATAAGAACGCAGAAAAGGACGGAGCATACAGCACCGTCTTTTTTGATATGCTCTCGGACGCGGAGCGGGAGATCGTACAGCAAACGCCGCTGGGAAGCCGCGCCGCGCTGGAACATGAAATGCAAATCCTGAAATTTCGGGAACACAAGATACTTGCCAAAATCGCGGAGTATGAGGCGGCCCCGGAGGACAGCCTGTACATCAACAGTCTGATGGACATGAGAGTGCCGGGTGGGCGCGGCAAGGACAAGCGGGACGGTGCCTTGCAGAGCATGGGAATGTACAGCAAGGACAGCGCGTTCAGCCGTGTGCTGAAATTGCAGGAGGCGCTATACAAGGTGCAGGGCCGCATCGCCAAGATCGCGGACAGCCTGCGGGCGCTGGAGGAGAGCGAAAAGCGCATGACGCTGGAGCGGGAAAAGCTGGAGCTGCTGCGCATGAGGGCCACTGGAACGGTGGACGTGCCTGACATCGACGGCGGCGAGGAAATTGACGAGGAGGACATGACATGAAGAAGCTGGACAATGTTTACACCTATCACGCCCCGAAAGACGATCAGACGGAGCGCTACGGGGAAATCCGGGCAAAGGCGCGGGAGCTGGCGGAGTTGATCGAGGCTTGCTGCCCGGACAGCCGGGAAAAGAGCCTTGCCAACACAAAACTGGAGGAAGCGGTTATGTGGGCCAACGCCTCCATCGCACGGAATGAGTAAAGCTAATGAAGCTGTACACAAGCAAAGTAGTGGCACAGTGGTTATGCCTGACGGAGCGGCGGGTACGCCAGCTTCGGGACGAGGGCGTGATCGTGGAGGCCAGACCGGGGCTTTATGAGTTACAGCCGACGGTGGCGCGGTACATCACCTACATCGGCGGCGCGGGCAAGGAGACGCTGACCAACGAGCGCATGATGCTGACGCGGGCAAAGCGTGAGGCGGCGGAAATGGAAAACGACCTGCGGCGGGGCGAGGTACACCGCACAGCGGACATCGAGCGGGGCATCCAGTCTATGTTCCTAAACATCCGCAGCCGCTTTCTGGCGCTGCCAGCCAAGCTCTCCCCCACCCTGTCCACCATGGGCGGAGATCAGACGGGTATCTTCGACGAGCTGAAAGGGGCCATCGAGGAAATTCTGGAGGAAATGAGCGATTACCGGGTAGCCTTTGCAGCGGAGGACGGTGAGGACGATGGAGAAGCAGAAAAAGAAACACCCGTGTAGCGGGTGCGTGTGGCGGGTACAGACCAGCGAGGACAAGGTGCTGTGTATGTTCCCCCGCTGTGTGAGAAAAGAATATGAGCGCTACTGGCCGCAGGGGAAGCAGAGCGATGAAAAAGCGAAAGCTCATTGATCTGCCGAAGCCGACGCTGGAACTGCTGGCGCGGTGCGCGGCGGTGCTGAAACCGCCTCCGGCGCTGACACTTTCGGAGTGGGCAGACCAATACCGGGTGCTGTCGGCGGAGAGCAGCGCGGAGCCGGGCCGCTGGCACACGGACAAGGCACCGTACCAGCGGGAGATCATGGACGCAATCGGCGACCCGCACATCCGCAAGGTGGTGATCATGAGCGCGGCGCAGATCGGCAAGACCGACGCTTTCATCCTCAATCCGCTGGGCTACTACATGGATTACGCACCGGCCCCCATCCTCGTGATGCAGCCGACGTTGGACATGGGACAGACTTTTTCCAAAGACCGGCTCGCGCCCATGATACGGGACACGCCGGAGCTGCGGGACAAGATCGACGTGAAAAGCCGCTACTCCGGCAACACCATCATGAAGAAGAATTTCCCCGGCGGACACATCACCATCGTGGGCGCGAACAGCGCGACCGGCCTTGCAAGCCGCCCTATCAAGGTGCTGCTGGCAGACGAGGTTGACCGCTATCCGGCCAGCGCCGGAACGGAGGGCGACCCGCTTTCCTTGGCCCAAAAGCGACAGACGACCTTTTGGGACAAAAAGACGGTGATCGTATCCACACCGGTCATTAAGGGTCAGAGCCGCATCGAGACGGAGTTCAACCAGTCCACGCGGGAGGAATGGAACGTGCCATGCCCGGAGTGCGGGCATTACCAGCCGTTCGTGTGGGCCAACGTGGTATTTGATAAGGACGACCTGCAGGGCGAAGTGCTGTACAAGTGCGAGCGCTGCGGCGTAGTGAACGGAGAATACCAGTGGAAGCAGGCAAGCAAGCGCGGGCGCTTTGTACCGGAGAACCCCGGCGCGGAGGCACGGGGCTTTCACCTGAATACGCTGGCCTCCACGTTCTGCTCGTGGAAAGAGATCGTGCAGAAATTCCTTGTGGCAAAGGAGCAGCTCGATCAGGGAAACCCGGAGGGCATGAAAGTATGGGTGAACACGGAGCTGGGCGAAACGTGGGAGGAACAGGGCGAGCAGGTAGAGGATGCCGCGCTGCTGAACCGGCGGGAGCTGTACGACGCAGACGTGCCGGAGGGAGTGCTGGTGCTGACAGCCGGTGTGGACGTGCAGGACGACCGCTTCGAGGTGGAGGTGGTCGGCTGGGGCATCGGCAAGGAGAGCTGGGGCATCCGCTATCAGAAGATATACGGCGATATGCTGAAAGAGCAGGTATGGCAAGACCTCGACAATTTCCTGCTGGGGGGCTTCAAGAAAAAAGACGGAACGGCGCTGCACATCATGAGCGCCTGCATCGACACCGGCGGCCACCACACAGATCAGGTATACCGCTTCACGGCGGAACGGTGGGAGCGAAAGATATGGTCGATCAAGGGCAAGGGCGGTGCGGACGTGCCGTATATCCGAAATCCAACCACCAACAACCGTGTAAAAACGCCGCTGTTTATCATCGGCGTGGACGCGGGAAAGGCCCTGCTGTATCAACGACTGCGGCACGAGACCAAGGGGCCGAACTACTGTCACTTCCCGCTCAACGAGGAAGCAGGCTATGACGAGCAGTATTTTATCGGCCTGACAGCCGAAAAAATGGTGGTGCGCTGGCGCAAGGGCAGAAGCGTTGTAGCGTGGGAGCTGAAAGACAGCAAGCACAAGCGCAACGAGCCGCTTGACCTGCGCAACTACGCCACGGCGGCGCTGGAGATCGCCAACCCCGTTTTGCAGGAGGGCGAGATCGCAAAGCCAATCAGAAAACGTCCGGCAGGCCGCCGGAGGCGAGGAGGGATTTAATTGGCAGTCTTTACGAAAGAAATGTGCCAAAAGAAGCTGAACACATGGCTGGCGGCGGAGGAGGCCATCGCCACCGGCCAGAGCTATCAGATCGGCAGCCGTATGCTGACGCGAGCGGACTTGAAGCAGGTGCGCGAGGAAATGGAATACTGGGCCGGAAAGCTGGCCGAGGCAGAGGCAGAGGATAAGCACGGCGGGCGAAACCGCGCCTATCGCGCCGTGGCCCGCGATGTATGAGGAGGGAGCGCATGATGAAACCGAACATCCTTGACCGGGCGATCATGACCGTGGCTCCCGTCCACGCGGCGAAACGGGCGGCGGCGAGAGCCGCGCTGAGCGTGATCAACAGTGGGTATGGCAACTACGGAGCCAACCTGACGAAAAAGAGCATGAGGGGCTGGATGTACCACGGCGGCAGCGCCAAGGAGGACATCGAGGACAACATCGACGTTCTACGACAGCGGAGCCGGGACGCTTACATGGGCATCCCGACAGCCACGGCAGCGCTGAAAACCATGCGGACGAACGTAGTGGCAGGCGGATTGATGCCTGCGCCGCAGCTCGACAGCGACTATCTGGGACTGGACGAGGCGGCGGCGGAGAAGCTGCAAGCGCAGATCGTGCGGGAGTTCGCCCTGTGGGCGGACACGCCGGTATGCGACGCGGAGCGAATGGACAACTTCTATCAGCTCCAGCAGCTTGCCTTTTTGAGTTACCTGATGAACGGAGACACCATCGCCCTGCTGCCCATGAAACATCAGGCCGGGCAACCGTATGACCTGCGTGTGCGGCTGATCGAGGCAGACCGGGTATGCAGCCCGGACGGCTTTGACCGGCTGATGCCCTGTACCGTGCAGGGCTATGAGGTAGAAAGCATCGTGCAGGGCGTGGAGACCGACGCGGACGGTATGGTGACGGCATACTGGATATGCAACCGGCACCCGCTGGGAAGCAACAGCGCCGTGGACGCGGCGGGGATGACGTGGCAGAGGGTGGAAGCCTACGGCGAGGCGACCGGACGGAGGAACGTGCTGCACATCATGAGCCGGGAGCGCATCGGCCAGCGGCGGGGCGTTCCCCTGCTGGCTCCTGTGCTGGAGAGCCTGAAACAGCTTGGACGCTACACGGACGCGGAGATCACGG